GCAGCGGTACCCAGCGCAGCCGCAGCTTTAGCCGCTAACTCTCCGGCTTTCTGCAGGCCCTTGCCGAGCTTGCTCCAGCCGCTTTCGCCTTTTTCGGCATCATCACCGGAGCCCTTAGCCTTTTTACCGGTCTTCTCTATATCGTCACCGCTGTCATCGGCTTCCTTACCGAAGTTATCAATCTGCTCGGTGGTATCCTTTAATGACTTTTCGGTTTTAGCAAGCTCGGCCTCTGCATTATTAAGCTTAATCTGCCAGTCTTTGACTTTGTTGGAGTTTTCACCGAACTCCTTCTTTGCGTTTTCAAGAGCGGCGGTCAGCGTGGATATCTTTTCCCGCTGTTCGGCTGCCCGGCGGTTAAATATGTCCTGCTTTGCGGTGAGGGCATCCATGGAGTCTGCATTGCCATCAAACTGAGCAGAAACCTTACGCATCTCGGAATCGAGGACAGACATCGTTTTATTTATGTCTGCTATTTTCTGTTTAAATTCAGCTTCGCCCTCGATTACAATTCTCGGGCCTATGCTGTTATCGCCCTTGGCCATGTATAACCCTCCCCTCTATAGCGGAATAACATCGTCCAAAGTCGCTGGTGGCTTATATGCGTTGTTATATTTAAGGTATTCTCTCCGGAGCAGCATGAACTTCCGGAGTGTCATGTGCAAGATTTCCCCCTCGCTGTAGTTAAGCTCGGTCTTGCCGATAACGAGCAAGCGGGCAACGTTAAGCTTCTCCGTTACCCGCTCTTCAAATTTGGGTCATCATCATCCTCGTCACCGTCTTCCGGCTCCGGTGCTCCTGTGTTAAAGGCTTTGAAGATTGCCGACATAAGCTCTGTCATGTTTGACAGGTCAAGGTGCCGGCCCACATAGGCTTCCTCTACATGGGGCTGCTTTGCGCCGGTCTCGTCATTTACGCAGTCGATATCTTCATTGATTAACACAGTGAGCAGATAACGTAGGTTCTTTATCTGCGTCCTTCCGTCCTGGAAGAGCTCAGCAAGCTGGCTGACAGGAATATCAAAATGCTCCTGTATTTCATCAATGGCGTTCAGGGTAAAGCGCATGCCGTATTCTTTGCTGCCCAGTCTTATTTTTACTCCCTTTGGTCTTAAATCACTCATATAACCTTACCCCTCACTCCGTAACTATAATATACAGCTCGAGTATGTCCGAATTCGCTTTGCCTGCTGCCACACAGACGGCCTTTATACAGGTGTTAGATGGTCCTGTGAGCGAAATAGGTGCTGTATACTCTGTTCCATGTGTAGCAGAGGGTATAGTCCCATCATCGGTGTAGTATATAGTGCCGGCAGCTTCTGTTGTAGACAGGACTACGCTTCGAGACACATCATAAGTACCGCTGGGCACGGAGGAGGTGACAGATGCAGCTTTCGCTGTTATACCGGCCTTACCGTTTAGCCAAGCTATAGCTTTTGCCTCGGTGGAGAAGGTGCCCTCTTCCTTCCAACGACCGTCAACAGCCTCAATGACGGTGCCTTCAATGCTATGTGACTTAAAGCTTATGCTTTCACCCCGTGTTTCCAGGTCGTCTGCAGGCTCACTAAACTTAACCTTCTTAAGCCATATGGCACGCCAGTAGTTAACGCCCCGGACTCTTTTCTTTCCGTAGAAGCCGAAACCAACATAAGGAGCTACATCGGAGCTGGAGGCTATAATTTCCTTTGTTCCGATAGCTGTGTCCACCACAGCACCTTCGGTGTTACCCAGCAGGTCAATCTTTGCGTAGTCAGGCAGGTCGTCATGCTCAAGGGTGACTTTACCGGACTTGAAAGAGTTGTCCTCCTCGGCGACGACATCATCTGCATATAGCTTGATGTCGTTTTTCTCTATACTTACATCCGCCTTTATAGCCTTAGCCAGAACACGACCACCGGAGTAGCTGATAACAGAGGTTTCTTCGTTTTCGGTGGCCAAAGCATAGACAGGATATTTAAGCCCTATTTTAGACATTTACTTCCCTCCCATAATGTTTTGGGTCTCTTCAATAATTACCCATTCCATTTCATCTGTAGCCTTTTGCTTAACCTGATTAACAGCAGGGCGGATAAACGGCTTCTTTTTCTGCTTGCTGGAGCCGCTTTCCATAACACGGGCTTTCAGCTGGTTCGGTACGCCTTTTTTATCGTAACCGTCAAAGCCAATCTTCGCGGACCAATCACCCTCGCTATCCCGTCTTATGGGGGTAATACCAAGAGAGCTTAAAAGGTCGCCGCTGCTGTTCTCAGAACTTTTGAGGTTATTCTTCAGGTTCCTTCTTATCTGGTCGGCCATAATGCCGGCTCCGGCATGTATGGCTTTTCTGGCAATCTCACCGGAGGCCGCTCCCAGCTTAGACAATTGAAGAGTTATACTATCTGAAGATTTGAGGATTAATCTGGCCATATCAGTCACCCTCAGGCGACGTCTCAATCTCAAAGACCCACTCATAATGATAAAGCCTTGTATCATCCTCATACTGAATTGAGCTAAGCCGCCATGAGCATACGCTGTTTAGAACTTTCTGTATTTTATTAATGTTAGGGTCATCCTTTACACGTGTAAAATAATCTACTGTACCCTGAATAACCTGTTCTTGCATCTCGTCATCGGCATATCCGGAGCCGGCCTGTCCGTCCTCCGCCCAGACGATATACTTATCATCTTTCTTTGAAGCAGTATAATGGGATACCGGAACGCCCACAGTCTGGAGGGCGGTTTCGATTATATTAAGGTTCATCTTATCCGTCCTCCGTTTCCACAGGCTGGTATATGTCATAATTCGCGGTTAGTTCCTCTAACGTCAGGTCCATCACCGGAGGATTGATATCCTCGGGATACTGTATCTGTTCGATGCGGTACTGCTTCCCATCGTTGGGTATAGCTATGTCCTGAGCTGACACATCCCGGAGCCGGGGACAGCGCAGGACATAGGCGACCTTAACCTGACTTTGTTTTGCTATATAATGCCGGGAGAGGCCCACTGTCCGCTCGTGGTAGCGGAGCGTTTGCTTAAGCGTGAGGGTACCTCCGGTGAGGTCGTAGATGTTTACAATACCATCGTTAAAGGTCTGAGTTCTCTGCGGCATAACGCTGTACCTCCTTCTGATTCTGGAGTGCAAGCAGCTCCGCCAGGTAGTTAACCTGAAATTCATGGAGGGAATCTGAGCGCACATACCGGCAGTAGTCAAACAGGAGCTCCCGTGGCTTATCCTCGGCGCTGTAGTTAAGTTCTTCGCCTGCCACAGTGTCGAGGTATTTCATGCCCCTTGCTATGATTCCCGTCAGCTTTTTATCACCGTCGGCGTCAGCCCAGGTTATGTCAAGGTAATTTCGGACGGCATCAAGCAGTCCGTCGGGTAATGCCATCCTTCAGCCCCCCCTTAACCGGCGCTCTTGGTAACTGTTACAGTGTAAGTTTCGGTCTCATTGCCGCTGGTGACATTGATGGTAAGGGTATTTTCTCCGTCTGCCCATGTTGCTGCGGTGCCGTTTGTTACCGGGGTTGTGCCGTTGAGTATCTCAATAGTGGCATCTCCGTCCTTGGCTATAGCGGTAATTGTGTTGGTAGCATTGGTGGTGGAAGCAGTATATACGAATACCGACTTATTAAAGGCGGGAGTGAGCGTCAGGTTGCCGATGGTCAGGCTGGACAACCGAGCATCGGATATGCCGCGCACATGAAGGAGCTCATTGAGTACGTTTACACCCAGCTCGTCATTATTAACATTAACGCCCAGCTCTCTGTTGGTGACATGAACCTGCCATGGAGTGGGCTTGAGATTGGATATATCTAGACGTATAAAGGAAGATGAATCGAGAGGTTTACCGTCACCGTAAAGCTTGGTAAGATACATCCTTTCGTCTTCTAAGAAGTGGTATTCATCGGAGTACTCTATCCTTCCGCCCTTGCCGGTACCGAGCCCCATAAAATACCGCTTACCTAAACCGATGATGGCTTCACCTGCAGGCACGAATACAGACTGGATAAGCTTGGTGGGGAAGGGGAAGATGTCGTTGTTGTACACTCCGTCCGGCTGCCTGTAGCTGGTTGCCGGGAAGATCTTCGTAAAATAGTCGGAGGGTGATACCACGAATATGACCTCCCTGATGTTTCTCTGCAAGCCGGTAGGTGCTACAGACAGAGAAGCAAGCAGTGCTCCGTAGGTCTCAGGTGTTATTTCAGTGAGCAGCACAAGGGGCTGGGGGTCATAACCGTCAGTAGGATCTAAAGCCGAGCTCGGATTACGGCGCATACCGATGGGCTCGTCAACACCGCTGCCGTCTACAATTGCCCCTTCAAGACCGTTGTAGATAGCTTCCGAAAGATGAGCACGAACATAACGGTCCAGCCACACCGGCCCCAGGTCAAGCATAGCCTTACAGAGAGGCAGAAAAGCGGATAGCTTTTTCTGTGCAAGATTAATTGTCGAAAAGCCGGCAGAGAGCTCCTTTATAATCTCATCGGTTAGCTTGCCCCACTCAGCCAGCTGACGGCCATCCATAGTAGACACCAGTATCTCTACCAGAGCACCGGTGGTCTGGAAGCTGATGGCATCAAGCAGAGGGTGCGACTCGGTTATATCTTCGAAGATAGCATCAATAACTGTTTCAGGAAGAACGACATTAAAGTCCGCAAGCGCCTGCTTGGGATTGGAGGCTTTCATCGCACCTATCAGCTCATTGTAATAATCAGTTTCCTTGCTGGTGAGAGCCCGGGCACCCCGGCCGGCAAGCACATGATTGTCTGCAGCCTGCACCAGACCCTTTGCTTCAGCCATAACAGCATCCTGCAGCAGGTCAGTAAATTCAGTAAAAGCCTGTGAAAACTTTTGCTCATCGCCCTCTTTCACCGCGGTATTGATACGCTGGAGAATCTCGGTCTTTTCACGTTGCATGGTATCCAGATTTTTCATAGATTTATTCCTTTCCGCCCATTAGGGCATTTAAAAATTTTAAAGCTTTGTTTTCCTTGTGTTGTTCGGGTTCAGTTGTAGGGGTAGGTTTGGGTGCCGCAGGCAACGGTACATCAATTACAGGAGGGGCAGGTACTTGCATAGCAGCCTTCTTAACCAAAGAAAAAAGTGCCTTGTGAGCGCTTGCTGCAGCCTTATTATATTTTTCCGCACCGATTATCGAAGTCGCAAAGCCCATCTCAAGGGCATCGACGGGCAGAATCCAGGTTTCTGCGTCCAGCATTTCACGGAGCTTTTCTTCCGGTATATTTATCGCAGACATATATGCAGCAACGGCTCCCTGGGATATTACATCCAGATCATCTGCCTCTTTGCGGAGCTGTGTCGCGTTTCCGGAGGTCGTAGTCCATACATTGTGTATAAACAGCAGGGAAGCATTGTTCATGATGCGTTCGTCACCGGCCATAAAGATAACCGAAGCTATGGAGCAGGCAAAACCGTCGCAGATAGTCCTTACCTTTGCTTTGTGATTCCGAAGCATATTGTAGATGGCGAGACCTTCCGCAACCTCTCCACCGTAAGAATTGATATGGACATTAATCTTATCTGCCTCCAGTGTCTGCAGTATCTTCGACAGGGCAAAGCTGGATACATCATTTTCAAAATATTCCAGAGAGGTAATGTCTCCGAAGATGTATATATCCGTCTCGTTGCCGTTGGTTTCTAAGGAATAGTATTTCTTCATGTTTCACCTCCGTCCGGCGCAGCCAGCGCCTCTTCAAATGGCATGTAGTTTTTGGTTATATAATGTGTGTTCGCCCAGGGCTCGTCAATGACCGACTCACCGACAAGCTTGCGTATGTCGTTTACACAGAAAGCACCGGAGCCGATAAGCTTGTCGACAGCTGTGCTGACTGATAAGACATCCACATGCCGGATCTGTTTTGTGTCAATCTTAAGATAGTTACCAGCTGCAAAGCCGCTGTATCCGTTTCTCTTACGGTTGATTTCCTCGGATAGCATATCCGTCAACGGGTCGATGCAGAAGGTCAGGAAGTTATCCAGTGCATCCTTCGTGCCCTGTACATCACCGCGCAGCAGCGCAGGAGGAATACCGAAGGCCTTGGCTGTGAAGTCTGATATATCATCTATCTGAGCCCGAATATCACGGGTGCTTTCAGAAGAGTAGGTTTTCTGTGTAAGCTCAGATACGTCCTGACCTCTTCCAAGAGGGAGGGCTGCGTTGTCTCCGGTCAGCCATTTCGCCATTTTCTCATTTATGAGGTTATCAAAAAGCCTGCGTTCGTCTGTGCCTGCAACGGGAAGTGTATCATACTTAAACTTCACTTTAGTGCCCCGGCTGCGCTGGTAAGCTTTCATGCTATACACAATCAGCTTGGAGTAGCTGTCGTATAATGCATTGGTGACCTTACGCATATCGCATTCCGACAGCTTGAAATACAGTACTTCGGACTGGTCGAAGGAGCGGTTAAATGTAAAATCCCCTATGGTAACCTGTGTAAACAGGTCGTCATAGAGGGCATAGGGGGTACGTGTGAAGCTGTCGGCAATCAGAAGTTGTCCGTTTTGCTCGATAATCAATGCCTCGTTCTTCCTACAAAGCTGGGATATCCACTTGTGGATGAAGGCGCTTGAGTTCTGGTTTCGATTTGGCTCTATGTTCCAGAGGTAATATTCACGCTCCTTTATCTCTTTACCGCCCATGAAAGTCTTAAACTCACATTTTGATACAGCGTTTGAAATCAGATTCGTTGCCGACCAGAATGCCATCTCACGAAAGTATATATCTCCGACTGTTGCGGCATATTCTTCCGCATAGACAGACAGGTCGGCTCCGGACAGCGGAACAGGCGAGCTGCCGAACAGTGATTTGAGCCATGTTATGAATCCAATTTTTATCGCCCCCTTAACATATAATTACCGGCAAATCATCAAAGACAGACTCGCCGGTGCCCAATTCATCTTCTATAACAACCGAGTGGACAAGCGCCATAAACGGGTCCGTCTTCCTGCTCTTTGCCTCGATTTTTGCATAATAGAAGTTCCCGGTATCAGAACCGGCGGTACGGCTGGAACGTACCAGCTTTGTATTGTTGGTAGCCCAGCGTAGTACGGGGTAGTCTCCCCAGACAAAATTATGGTTGTTAAATATGCTCTCTATTACAGGATGGACGATCATAATATCCGAGGGCCTAACCAACTTAACATTTTTATACTCCACCGCATCAAAGCCGATCTTCCTGAGGCTCTTTGATACGAGAGCATATCTGTGGTGGTCCAGAGCAAGCTTTTTAATTTGATATCTCTTTGCCTGCTCCAGAATCCACTCACAAAGCAAATCCGGATGAATCTCCACATCATCCACCAAGGTTATATATCCGGCCTCCGCCCATTCCCGCCAAGGTACTGTTAAACGCCATAAATCTTTGGACTTCAGGCAGAGCCAGGAGTGGTTTATGTCATAGCGAAGATCCCCTTTCCTGAAATGTAGGTTGACAGAAGCAAAGTCTGAAACGCTAGCGTAGTCTATACCGCAGGTGCAGACACAACCGGTCAGGTCCGGCAGTTCCCGGTTTGTGGCTTTAATGTTTTCCCAATCTGTAACCACAATTTCCGTATCGCTCTGGGGCCGGTTCATACGCTTGGTCATAAAGTCGGTGTTTGCGACAGGATTATTCTTCCAGTCTATGTATTCCTTCCCGATGGTTTCTCTCAGGTCGGGAAGATACGGGAGTGACGGGTTTGCCTTGACCCACTTGGATGGGTCATCGGCTTCTTCTTTGCTATCCAGTCGGCAGATAAAGGGCAGCAGTCCGTTGTCTCCGATATCGCTGTTTAATATCTGCTCGGCCTGTCGCAGCAAATCATCCAACGGTCCGTCGCGCACATCACCATTGGTGGTGGCATAAAGGCGGCGGGGATGGGGCTTCTTTCCAAGACCGGTAATGAACACTTTGATGTTTTTGTAGTTCTCATACTGGTGTACCTCGTTGAAAACCACGATACCGGAGCGCATGCCATCCTTTGACTTAGGGTTGTTTGTCCGCCCCCGTATAGTTCCATGATACTTTAGCCCCGTTATTTTTTCCTTAGTCCACTGGAAGTGCTTTTTCATCTTCGCCCGGTATCTGGCGTTATCCAGCACCTCCAGAATATCGTTGACGGGGCGCATGGCCACATCCTCAGCGGTGGCACAGATATCCACATCGTAAGCCCGGATATGGTGGTAAGGTGAAATGAGGCATAAGGATTCCATGGCGATAAAGCTGTCTTTGCCGGCACCCCTGCCAATGAGCAAAAGAAGGTCAGGCCAACGGGGCCGTCCGGTGTCCCGCCAGAAGGTACACAGGTGCAGGGCAATACAAAACGCCTCCCATTCAAAGAAGCGTTCAAAAGGAAAGTATTTAGCAAGGCCCAGGTATTTCTCCAGCTGCTCATTGTCGGTGTATATGTCCTCGGTATCAAAGCATTTCCTAATATATTCACATAAAAGATGCTGGTCGTTGCAGGCTTCTATTTCGTTGGTCTCTACCATTTTAAGATATCGCTGTATATAGTTATTTATCTCACAGGTCATCATCCTCATATTCGACATTTAAACTCACATCCTTCAGCGATGTGATGATCCGCATTAGCGTTGAGGCAGTTCGGTTGGCGCTGTCGGCTGTTTTGTTATAGCCGTTGACAGCCGGGTGGGAGTATACATTCTGCCGGCCCTTTACATATTCCTTTGTTATCAGTATACCGGAATCATTCAGCTCCCGCTCTAGGTCAGACAGCATTTTTAGCTGCACCTGATATCGTTTGAAGGTGGTGACGAACAGGAAGTTCTGTTCCAGCCCGCTTTTCTGCGCCGCTTCGAGTATTTTATTAGCCTGTTCGTTTAAGTTTATTTTTGCCATTACATTCACCTTCTATCTGTATAAGAAAAGAGCCTCCGCAAAGAAGCTCTTAATAAATATTAAGCCTATCGCATTAACTCAGAATAGCCCAATTTTGCTTCGGTAGGCATCACTTTGACTAGTCGAACCTTTCTTGACCGCTTCATTCATATTACTTTATAGTAAAGGTGCAAGTAATATAAGTCGTGTCCAATCCATCGTCTTGAGGCAAGAGACTGATTTCATCAACTATCCTGTAAAAGCCTGGACGCAGTTTAAAGCTGGTAGGCACCGCATAAACACCTCCAAATTTATAAACATCATAGGTAGGAAATCCCGATATTCTAGTAGGATAAATTCGGGTTTCTAAAGTATCACCAGGCTTTATATCACCACCAGGCATCAAGTCACTCGGAAAAGCATTATATAAATATATGGCATACCATTGTCCCTTAACATTTATTTCTATATCGAAACTACGTGTTCCTGAGGGCCATATTATCTTACCGCTGTTGTTATAAATAGTATAATATATGATTTCATCCTCGCCATATTTATAGACAGGCTTATCGGTAGTAATAAATATATCGTTTCCTTCATAAAAATTATACTCAGGCTGTAAGCAATGCTCAAAAGTTCTTTTGGCCTTAAACACGCCATGCTCATATGTAACATCTGGGGTAAAAGCACTATATGCATAATACTTACCATCCTCACCCATCTTTACCCCTTGCTTTACCCTTTGCTTTCCCCCATAAACCTCGTACAGGTAGTCTTTTAGCCAGTCTTCCGGTGACTGATACGTTAGCGCAAAGTAAGCTAACACTGCGCCAATGATTATAACTGAAGAGATTATCAGTATATATCTACGTTTTAGCAAGGAAGTTACCCCCTTTCATGACTTTCTTTATATTAAGCCACGGCGGTTTATTCTGTTAAGTGAACGTTTTAATAAGACGTGAACCTTCCACTTTAACGGTTTAGTTGCGCATATTTCATTTATGTTTATTATTATAAAACGTTTATTCCTATTATACAATAACAAATCGGTTAATAATGGTAATAATATTCAAGGTATAAATAAACGAGCATAAGAAAAGAGCCTCCGAAGAAGCTCTCCCTGCTTTTATATAGTTGTGTTAATCATTCTCAGCCTCGCCGATTAAAATGAAGCGGCTGTACTCAGCTCTATGATCTATGAGGTATATAACCAGCTCATAAAAACCATGTTTATCAGCTTCATATTGAACTTGTGTTATTAGCAGCATGTTGCAAACCCCGCTGTCCCGTATAGCAAGGATTTGTTCTTTTATCTTTTCAGTCACTGCTAACCACCTCATATAGATAAGCTGCCCATGTGGGATAGTCTCTTCCGCTTGTCCTTACCAGAAGACCATCTGAGCGGCCTTTCTGCCGCACAAGTATGCAGTGCCATACTTCGTTTGCAATGTAGCTGTCATTCATGTGTTCATATAAAAAGGGCCTATCGGCTTTCAGGTCAGTAGTGAAATTTTCGTAGTCAATCCGGGAAAGCTCAATCGTAACTGTGACTTTAAATGGGTGGGGCTCAGCCAAGGGCGGAGGGGGAACTAAGTCGTCAATCCGGGAAGGACGCTCCACAAAATATGCTATGGGTTGTTCCTTCAAGCCTTTAATTATCAATATCATTGTCGTTATCCTTCCGCCTTTGCATAAGCGCTGGAGCCGGAGAGGTTTCGAAGCAGGTATTTCCTTGCCGCGGCGTACTCCTTGCCATTCATCTCAAGCCGAACCATCAGTGTGCGCATTGAGAACTTATCGTTTGAGCTTTCATACCCCGTCATATTTACCCTCTGCTGCTTTATGGCAAACCTAATAAGGGCGGTTGCGAACTGTGCGTAAATATTACCGGCTCCGGTGTGGTTATCGTATGGAAACTCAAAAAGAAGCGACTCACCGGTGTCTTTGACAACAAGTGGTCTGCCGATAGCCTTGGCAAGCAGAGAGTGTTTGCTCTCCACCAGCTTCATCAGATTTTGCACCTTAATGTCGGACATCCCGTTTTTGGGGACCTCAATTTCCAAGGTGTCATAAAGGTCGTTGTCAGCAATAAGCCTTTGGAGGTCTACCCAGCGAACCGGCTCGTACTCATCATTGAGCTGTTGAAGCTCAAGCAAGGTAACCTCGCTCGTGCAAAAATCCATTGCAAGGTGATAAGCATCAAGGTCATTTGCGGCTGTGAATAATTCGAAGCGGTCAGGATAGTCCGGGTCACTGAGCTCTGCCTTGTAAGTGAAGCAATCGTCAGGCTGCATACCGTTTTCTCCTTGAAAGTTCTCGTGATGCCTGCGCCCGAGCCCGAACTCATCCTCTTCTATCATGCCGTTCTCCCAGTCTTCTGGAATACTGTCTCCACCGTAGGGACCCCTGTTTGAGTAGTCGGGGACGTTTTGACTTTCAAGGTTCATGCGGCGCAGCTCACGCTCCGCATAAATCTCAGCTTCGCCTGCTTCATCATACTTCTCACTGACCGGGACAAAACCACGAAGACCCTGCAGGTCTTCAACAAGGCTGCGGTTGTCAACGCCTGTGAGCACACCGTCTTTGTCGATATGGTAAGCACCCATCTCGTATGCAAAAGAGGGAGGTCCAAGGTACTTAACCATTGCTTCCAATTCCTGTGCGACTGCTGCTGCCAGGTTCTTGCGCTCTTTACCGGGTACGCTGTACTGTATTCTCATGATGTGATACCTCCTGTTGTTTTGGTATACACATATACGCATATAATATCGTGAATATCAAGTTATATTTACATCATTGGCACATTAATTTATTACCTGGACTTCTTCATTTTCTTGCTACTTCCTTTACCAAATCAGTGTAATGGAGAGTTTCTCCATTTCTTTCGCAGGTGATATCCTCACTGTTATTGTTCTTGAATTCAGCATACCTTCGAAGAATGACAGAGGCATACTTAACGTCAATCTCCAGCATATGGCATATCCTGTCGGTCTGCTCACAGGCAATCAGCGTGCTGCCTGAGCCTCCAAAGGTGTCCAATATTATGCCGTTTGGTTGGCTGCTGTTCCGTATCGGGTAGGCAAGCAGGTCGAGGGGCTTGCTGGTCGGGTGGTCGGCGTTGCGTTTCGGCTTAGCGAAGTTCCATATCGTGGCTTCGCTGCGTCCGGCGTACCATTTATGCGTTCCCGTCTTCAGCCAGCCGAATAATATCGGCTCGTGCTGCCACTGATAGGGTGAACGGCCCATCACAAAGCTGTCCTTCACCCAGATGCACGTTCCTGACAAATGGAAGCCCGCCTCACGGAAGGCCCTTCGGAAGTTCTCTCCCTCGGTGTCGGCGTGGAAGATGTATGCCGAACCGCCGTTTTCCAGATTGTCGGCCAGGTTTCGGAAGGACGATAGAAGAAAGTTGAAGAATTGCTCCGACTTCATGTTGTCGTTCTGTATTTTAAGCCCGCTGCCGGATTCAAAAGACACGTTGTAAGGCGGGTCTGTAAGGACAAGATTTGCCTTGCGGCCATCCATCAGCCGCTTGACCGTAACGGCATCTGTTGCATCACCGCAGATGAGTCGGTGCCGTCCTAAAGTCCACACATCGCCGGGCATAACAAAAGCCGCCTCTTCCAAAGCGGCCGTCAGATCAAACCCATCGTCTTCAACTTCTTTGCTGTCCGTGTCGTCAAACAGCTCTGTAATCTCAGTCTCATCGAAACCTGTAAGCTCCAGGTCAAAGTCTAAATCACGAAGTTCCTCCAATTCTACGCGCAGCATTTCCATATCCCAGCCAGCGTTTAGTGCAATCTTGTTATCAGCCAGTATGTAGGCCCGCTTTTGAGCTTCTGTCAGGTGGCTCACGAAAACACAGGGCACTTCTTTAATACCTTCCGACCGAGCTGCCATGATTCTTCCATGTCCGGCCAATACGTTGAAATTATCGTCTATTAGAACGGGGTTGACAAAGCCGAACTCCCGTATACTGGCCCGGAGCTGCAGTATTTGCTCCGGAGAATGTGTCCTGGCATTGCGGCTGTACGGAACCAGTTTGTCTATATCTACGAGCTTATAGTGTTCACTTTCTCCCATTTCAGAGGTCCTCCTTTCCAAAAAAATTCATGAGCAAGCAAAATCTCCGCTGTCGTGCACCCTGCCGAGTTAGGCGGTGCTAACTTAATTTTCGTTTATTTTGACCGGGGGGTACATATGAAATAAAAATTAAAGACACCTCATTATTTTGAGATGTCTTAATTATGTATTTGTTTTATTTAGCTAATGCTGCTACTTCATTCCAGTATTTTATATCCCAATATTTCCGAGCACTACCGCTGGTTGATGGCGCTATAAATATGAGGGTATCACCTATTTTTTCTGCGCATAGTCCGTATTCTACTTTTCTTCGCTTAAAATATAATTCAGCTGCTTTCTTTCCATTAAAACATAGAATCTTAGGTTTATACTTTATGATTTTTTTCTCAAAAGCATCTCTGTTAAATGTATTAAATTGAATTGTAGTATCGTTTCCATGTTGATCTTTGATAATATCAGTTAACCCAACTAAGTAATTAGGAAGGGTTTGATCCTCTTTTGGTTGCAATCTATAAAGGGTAAGACCTATTTTTGCTAAGGTATCCCAAAATTGATTGTTCGAACTGGCATAATAATGCCCAGCTATATGCGTTTCATCGCTAATTGCTGTACCGCATACAACTAACTTAAGATTATATGCTAAAATGTCTTTCATTGCCCAACCACCTTACGAATGCATTATAAACCCTCCAAGTAATATTTCAACATTAATTTCAATCCCATCGTTCCTCGTTTAATAGCAGCTTCGCATGAGATAACCTTTCCGGGTGACATACAGTCTCATGGCATTCCTTGCACACTGAAATCAGGTTGCGTTTTATATTTCCGTTGCTATCTTTATAATATTTCTCCAGCGCC